GCATGACTGCGGTTAGCGCAGTTGGCCAATCAACTGCAGAAGCCGTTGGTAGTTCGGTAGCTTCGTCTACGGCTGTAGCTACAGGACAAACTCCGCTAATTGCTGCTGTTGGGGGTTCCGCTGGCGTTAGTGTTGTTAGTGGCGTTGGATCTGCAATCGCATCAGCAGTTGGCACAGCAGCGGGGTCAAGCACCTCGGTGGGTGCGGGGGTTGCGTCTATCGCATTTGCAACTCCGCATGCAATTATTCGAGTTCCACAAGAACCGCGAGTTATTAGAGTTGAAACGCAGATTACAAGGATTGTAGTGACATGAGCACTTCAATTATTGCTCCTGGTGGCCAGATCGATAAAGATCCATCAGATTGGACAGTTTTGACATTTGATTGGGCTGCTCATTTGGCCGCAGATGCAGAATTGGTGGATAAGGGAGTGTTGGTTATTACTGATGAAGATCCTATTCCCGATACACTCATTACCCTTCTAATGGATGAATTTGCTATTCTTGGGGATAACAAGAGCGTGACTTTTCGTCTTAAAGATGGAACTCCAGGACATTTGTATAAAATTTCTCACTTCATTGAAACGAATGAAACTCCTCAACAAAAACGGGACCGATCATTTTTTCTGTGGGTTCGTCAAAAATAGTCTTAAAACCAACTTAAAACTGCCTAGTACCCTATTGCAATCCGGGTAGAAATAGCGTATAGTCTGACACTGTTTACTCCTCATGCCCAACGCCCGTTACTTACGACTTAAAGGCGCGACTGGAACGATCCGAACAGCAATGTTCCAGAATCGGGAACATTTGGTTGTTCCGGTTACAATGCTTGTAGAAGGCGTCGTTTGGGCGGGTAACTCTCCTAGACCTGAACTTGTTACGGCTGAAGAATTAAGCATAGCTCCTGAAGGTTGGAATGGCCGTCCTTGTGTGGGCGGTCACCCACGTATTAGCGGGGAGTTTGTTTCTGCTAATCTGCCAACAGTTCTTGAGCGCGAGCTCTTCGGTCATCTTTTTGATTCGCGAGTTGAAGATAAGCGTCTTCTCGCTGATGCCTGGATTGACCCGGCAGAAGCTGAGAAAACAGAAACTGGTAAAGAAGTTGTTCGACGACTTCAGGCTAATCCGCCGGAGATGGTAGAAGTTTCTGTTGGCGCATACATCATTTCTGAAGATCGTTCTGGTACCTATAACGGTAAGAAATACGAAGGTCAGTGGCGACACATTGTTCCTGACCATTTGGCGTTTCTTGCTGAGGGCGAGAAAGGCGCGTGTAGCAATGAGATGGGTTGCGGAGCGCCGAGGGTTTCTATTTCCCACCTGGTTACCAATACCGGCATTGAAGTTATTGGTGAGGAGCCTGTAATGGCTGATACTCCCGCTCCAGTTCCACAGCGGACGATGAAAGATCGTATTTTAGATTTCATCGGCTTCCGTCGTAATGTCATGCAGTCTGATCTAAATATGCAGCTTGATTCGTTGCTGCGACCCTTGGCGGGTTATATTGGATTGGATGACATTGATCTTGAGAAAAAAACTGTTACGTATTTCATCATGACTGGTGAAAACTGGCAGATTTTTAGACAGGGTTACACCGTTAAGGATGGGAAGGTTGAGCTCAAGGGTGAGGCGGAAGAAGTTCGGATGAAGACGCAGTACGTTCCAGTGGCTGCTACTGCGGCGAGTGAGAGTGAATGTGGTTGCCACAAATCAAACGCATCAGGAGACAATGCAATGAATAAGGAACAGAGGATCGCCGCCCTCATTTCTACCGGTCGATTCACGGAGGCGGATCGTAACTGGTTGACGGTGGTACCTGAAGATCGTCTTAGTGCTCTGGAACAGCAGCCTTCACCTCAGCCGGGAACAACGACTACGGCTCCTTCTCCGGCTGCTCCGGCACCGGCTCCGCCGCCAGCACCGGCACCTACGTCAGCAGTTGCGCCCGTTATCTCAATGACAACTGCAGAGCAGTTTATCGCGAATCTTCCTTCTCACGAACAGGAAACATCAGTCAGTTGAAGGCAACCAACCGTTGCAAGTTTACGGACGCACAGTTGAATGCAATGAGCGTTCCTGAACTTCAGAATCTGGCGGAATTGGCTGCGGTTCCCGCGCCGAGTCAGCCGAATTTTGCGGCGCAGGGTATGCCTCGTACTGCAACGATAGGCGCAACTGATTTGATTCCTCCACCTGAGAATACTATGGTTTCCCGAATTCGTGCGGCTGTTGCGGCGAATTCTGGTCGTCGGTAAGTCGGGCAGGGACAGCGAATGTGTGTTTGTTGTAGGTTTAAGGAGTTACAAACATGGCAAAGCTGACAGTTATCCTGCTCGGCAAAGAGCTTGTCACGCAGGATGAAGACAACAAGGCTGGGGCCGCAATTACCCCTGGCATGTTGCTGACCTATAACGGTTCAGGGGATTTGATCCCGCACGGAACCGCGGGCGGCAACACTCCTAAGTACGTGGCTCTGGAGCGAGAAGAATTCGCTCAAACCATGAACGTGAACTACGCCATTGGCGACACGGTTAAGGCCGGTGCTTGTCCAACGGGTGTTCGTGTGAATCTGATCCTGCCGACAGGACAGACTATCGCGAAGGGTGCGCTGTTGGAATCGGCTGGTAACGGTAAGGTTCGGATTCTAGCGACTGGAGTCGCGTTGTTCCAGGCGTTGGAAGCGGTTACTAACGCGTCGGGCTCGGATGTTCGCATCCGTGGCATGGCCCTGTAATCCGCCCATTCTTGCGTAAGGAGACATAAGATGAAGGAAGTCCTTGCACGAGTTGCGCCGGGCGGAGCGGTTTCAGACTCCCCCCGAGCAATCTTTGGTGCGTCTGGCCGTTGGGCCACAGAGCGTTTCATCAAAGCACTAAAGGAAGGCCGTCCGCTTACGGCTTCCGAACTTCGAACTAATGAATTGTTGTTCGAAGATGAATGGAAGGTTATTGACAACGCGATTATTGAAGCGGCAACGCTTCGTCTTCGTGGTGTTGCTGACCTTATCGGCGCAGGACTCGTCAAGCCAATTGGCAACGCGATTGCCAAGACGGTGTACGAGTACTTCAAGGGAAGCGACATGGATCCGGCGATCGTATCTCTGGACGGCGTGACCCGTTCTGAAAACGATCGTATGGAACAGACCTCGGCTGCGATGCCGCTGCCCATTACGCACAAGGACTTCTATCTCAATCTCCGTCTGTTGGCCGCATCGCGGCTGTCGGGCGAAGGCTTGGATACGAGCTACCTTCGTGTGTGTGGCACGAAGATCGCGGAAGAGACCGAGCGCATGTTATTCCAGGGTGGAAAGACCTTCGGTGGTTTGACCATTTATGGCTACACGACACATCCACAGCGCAATACGACGGCTTATGGTACGGGTGGCGCTTGGACAGGCACAAAGACCGGCGAGCAAATCCTGGCTGATATTCTGGCTTGGATAGGTATTATGAATGCTGATCGCCGATATGGACCATTTTGGGTTTATGTTAGCTCGGCGAACAATATCTTCATTCAGAATGATTTCAAGGCCGCTTCCGACAAAAGTATTCGTGAGCGCATCCTTGAGATCCCTGAAATTTCGGATATCCGCGTTTCTGAGTTCCTACCGTCGGGTGCCATCGTTGTGGTGGATCCGCAGCCGGAAGTGGTGCAGATGCTGGATGGTGAGTCTCTCCAGTCTGTTCAGTGGGATGCACATGGTGGCTTTGAGGTTCACTTCAAGGCTTGGCAGATTCTACTGCCTCTGATTCGCGCGGACTACGCGGGTCGGTCGGGTATTCTGCACATTTCGTAAGGAGAACACTCATGAAGGTTGTTACAGACGGTGAGCCTCTCCGACAGGCAGATGCCCCGAAGACTAAGGGCTATAAGCTGAAGCCGGGGTATACTCACATTGTAGGCAGTGACCGACTTAGCGAAGGTCAGGAAATTCAGTTGACTGAGCAGCAGTATGCTTCGTTTGCTGATAAGTTCTTCCCTGCTGAGAAGGATCAAGCTACTGGTGCTCAGGGTAAGAGCGATGAGGGCAGCTATGAAGAGCGCATGAAAGCTCAGCGCGAATTTATGGCCCAGCCTGCTCCGGCTCCTACTTCACATCTACCTCAGGATTTGGGCGCCAAGACTCCGGATCTTAGCATGCCGGATCCCAATCCGGGTAACGTGACTAACACGCGTCGTCCGGCGGGTAATCCGCCGGCCATGGCACTTCCGGCTGATGGCGTGTCCTCGTTTGAGGCTCCCACGGTTGGCGGGGTGCAGGCAGCTTTGGATGCTCCGAAGAGCTCGGAGAATATGGAGAAGGCGCAGGAAAACGCACCTAAGACTCCGGCGGCTGCTCCCGCGAAGGCTGACGAAAAGAAGAAGTAACTGTGCCAGCGACTTACAATCCCGCGCTCCCGACAGACAAGGACTGGGTCCGTCTTCTGTCGGGAGACCGGGACATTACTCGGCCAAAGCTAGATGATTATGAAATCAACGGGCTTTTGGCCGAAGAAGCCAATAAGTATCTGGCAGCGGCTCGGGCGTGTGAAGTAATTCTGTCGAAGAGCAATGGGCTTGTAGCCAAAGAAGTTGGTGATCTAAAGCTTCGATGGACCGATAAGCCAGAAGATGCGTATCGCCGGTATATTCGGGATTTACGACGAAAAGGTGCTGGGTTAACTCACAAGAAGCCTAGTTCATTTCGTGTCTTAAGGAGTAAAGATGGCTGATCCGATCACCGATGACCTGGCTGACATGTTTGTTGATCAGGTGATCGTTGAACGGTTTGTTTCGGTTACACAGTCGGGGGATGCAAGTTACGGAGCACCTGAAACGTATACTGCGAGGGTTATCGGTCGCACACGATTGGCAATGGACCAGGATGGCAGAGAGCACGTGAGTAACGTGCAGGCCATGTTTCCTGGTCCTTATGGTTTAACGGCACGAGATCGATTTACATTGCCTGTTAGTCATTCAGCTAATCCAAATGATCCTACTGATTTGACAGCGCGGCAACCCCAGGCTATTGCAGTAGATCGGTCACCCGATGAGAATGGGCCACATCACGAGGTCATATACTTCTCCAATGTGAGAAGCCGGGTCTTTTAAATGAGTGCAGACATCACAGTTGTCATGATGACGATTGATCGCACACCGCGGCCGAACTATCTTGGAAAAACGCTTCATCGTTTTTCTGAGGCGGGGGTATTTTATTCCCCCCGTCTGCACAGCATGCATATCATTGATTCTGGCACAAAGAAGCCACTCGATTATTTTGACGCGCACTTACCAAAGCATCGATCACCCAAACTTTACATTCACTGTGGTGAAACTCGCAATACTCGTGAGAATGTAGCAAAGACCATGTGGATTGGTTCAGCTACAGGCACCAAGTGGGTTTTATTTTGTGAAGACGATATTGACGTCTGTGCGTCATTCTTAGATAGCGTTGGCCGCTGGCTGGATGAGCACGAACGTGAGGATCGTCGTGTCTATGCGTTTGGGGCCGCTTACGATCAGATTAAGACTCTGCATCGAATGCACCAAACTGTTTGGGATTATCCTATTACTGCGTTTTATGGAACGCAGTGCATCGCTCTCAGGTCGGAGGATGCAAAGAGTTATTCGGAATACATGACCTCTCATCCTCTTGTGCGGGGGGAAAATGCCCCACAAGCGTATGATATAGCCATGCAAGATTGGGCTCGGGAACAGTGGCCTGATTATAAATTTTTCTCTGCTTCTGTGCCTAATTTTGTTCAGCATTTAGGGAGTAAGTCTTCCCTCGGTAGCAAGTTTTTTACGTTTCCAGCGTGGCCTGGACCTGAATGGACGTATGCACCGCCGGTGCGAGTATTAGTGCCATGAAGCAACTTCTTTGGATTGGTGACGCGGGGTGCCCGAGTGGATTTGCTCGCTGCACACATAAGATCCTCGATAATCTTAGAGATAAATGGAAGATTGCTGTTCTTGGTCTTAACTATCGTGGCGACCCGCATCCATATCAATATCCGATTTATCCTGCAGGCACGTATAAGATGTGGGATGGATTTGGGTTTAATCGGGTCCAGAAACTGGTCAAGGATTTAAAGCCAGATGTGGTGGTTGTCCAAAATGATCCGTGGAATGTTCCTGCCTACCTGGATCTACTGAAGGGTCAGAATGTTGTGGCAGTGATGCCAGTAGACGGAAAGAACTGCAAGGGTGCAGATCTTAACGGTCTTACAATGGGCATTTTCTGGACCGGCTTCGGATTGAATGAAGCTGCGCAGGGTGGCTATCGCGGGCCAGCTACAGTCATTCCCCTCGGGGTTGATTTGCAGACCTACTATCCCTCGGATAAGCTGGAAGCGCGTAAAGCGCTGAAATTACCGGCTCATGTGCAGCGTGGTGTGATTGTTGGCAACGTCAATCGTAACCAGGTTCGTAAGCGTCTGGACATTACGATTGACGTATTTGCTAAATGGGTGAAAAGAGATAAACTTCAGGATGTTTTTCTCTTTTTGTATGTTGCACCCACTGGTGATACCGGGTATGATTGTCGACAGCTTGCGCAGTATTACGGCATCAGTGATCAAGTGATCACGATGGAACCAGAAACGTGGCGAGACATTGGAGAAGACAATCTCCGGTTAATCTACAACAGTTTTGACCTCCAGGTAAATACGGGTCAGGGTGAAGGATGGGGACTGACAACGATGGAAGGCATGGCTTGTGGGGTGCCACAGATTGTGCCTGCATGGTCTGCCCTAGAAGAATGGGCCGCTTCGGCGTCTTATCAAGTGCCTTGCTCGGATATCGCGGTAACACCTGGAAATATCAACATGATCGGCGGGGTCATTGATCGCGGTGGGCTGTTAAAGGCTCTAGACTCATTATATCGAGATAATGATTATCGAGCAGCATTAACGAAATTAGGTCTTGACTTAGTGAGCGAACCGCAGTATCGATGGGAGAATATTGCGGCGCAATACGATAAAATTTTGGCGTCTGTAGCTGAGTCTGTTCTCGTCTAATGGCAACTCTTGGCAAAAGTCAACGATTCCGTGGATATGATGAAGTTCGGCGTAATCTTAGCAACTTCATCGCGAATTACCCTCGGACCGTGGCGCGCGCATCAAAAGCCGAGATGCGCATTGAAATGGAAGAGAGTAAGAAACGTACGCCGTTTGAGTTTGGTGATCTTCGAGATTCTCATGTGCTCCATGAACCTGAGATTCGTGGGGGAATTATTAGCGTAATGATTACTGTTGGTAACGATGAAATCAATTACGCATGGGACCAACATGAGAATTTGGAATATCATCACCCTCGAGGTGGTCAGGCAAAGTTTTTGGAATCTACGTTGCTGGAGTCTGCTAACTCTATGGCAGCACGGGTGGCCCGTCGCATTGATTTGAATCAGGTGATCAGAGGCTAATGGCTCTTGAAAATTTCAACGAGCTCTCTGAAATCTTAAGATTGGGTGGAGTCGTATCCGATCGCTCAAAGGTGTTTTGGACGACAAATGCGCAGATGCCAACGTCAGCACCAACGACCAGTCCAAAGGCTATTATTCAATTAGTGCGAGGTGGTGGCGGATCTGACGAGTTTGTTCAGAATTCATTTGACGCTGATTTTGTGACCCCGACGTTTCAGGTTAATGTCCGAGGTTGGATTGCCGGGGACGTGGAGACGATGGCGTTGCTGGCACATAAAGTATTTGGTCGTGTAAGAAATCAAACCGTGTTGGGTACCTTTTATCGTGAGATTCGGTGCCTACAACCGCCTGTTGATTCGGGTAAAGATGATGCAACTCGCATCCTCTACCGATTCAATATACGGGCGATTAAGCGTCCGTCGTGAATGAGAGAGTCGTCGCTTAGACGACAATTCGTCAACTGTTAGAAGGAGTAAGCAATGGCTATCTCAGCACATGGAACACTCATCGCCCGGCAGGACGATGGCGCTGGACTGTTCGTTGAGATCGGCGCGATTGGAGACATTACGCCTCCCTCGCTAGGCCGAAACAACGAAGACGTCAGCACTCATAACGACGACA